CTGTCACCAGAGGGACGCTTCAAGTGAGAGATGAGAACCAGACCACAGTTCAACTCCTCAACCAAGGCACGTAGCCTAGTCATGGTGTTGTCTATAAGCCTACGTTCATCACCACCTTCCAATCCACTAACAACGATGCTAATATGGTCAAGTACAATGTAATTGCACCCACAACCATGAACAAGGTAGCGTATCTTGGAAAGCAAGTTATCGCTATCAGTAGACCCCCAGTGGTCATACAGATAAACCAAACCTGACCCAACGGTAGCATCAAAGGCATGTCTTAACTCCTCTTCTGGTACTCCATCGTCCTGTAGATGCAGTGGCTTGTTCATTTCAATGGACATCAGACCCAGAGCAGTACGCTTTGTTGATTCTTCCAGAGCAATGTAACCAAGCGTGTGTCCATGCTTGATGAAGTTGTGTGCCAACTCACGAGCAAGCTGTGACTTACCAATACCAGAGCCAGCAGTCAGTGTGACAATCTCACCCATCCGACAACCCCCTGTCTTCTCCTGCATCCCAACGTAGGGATAAGGCACAGAGAACTTGTCATCAACGGTGATGATGGTATCCCACATATCTACACCAGCTACGATACCGTCTGGTCTGAAAGTCTTAGCTTCCCACACAGCATCTACCAGTTCTTTCATCCTCTTGGCTACCAGCATTTCGTTGGCATCCTTGAGGGGAAGCGTAGCTATCTTACACTTGTTAGGTGGTAAGACAGATGCACATTCCTTTGCGGCTCGTCTACCTGCTTCATCGTTGTCAAACATAAGCACTACGTACTCATACTTAGACAGCCATTCAATAGACTTGCCTATCGCTTTCTTGGCAGATGTACAGCCTGATGGTAGAGACACGACAGGCCACTTGTTGTCCATCGCTTGTGATAGTGAAAGGGCATCAATCTCCCCTTCAGTAATGGTGATAAACTTACCATCCCTACCATCTCTCCATATGTGTTCACCATACAGGCCAACATCTTTCATTGAACCTACAACAGAGAAGTCCTTGTTGGCAAATCGTACCTTCTGTGCCTTCAAATCTCCTACCCTGTTGCGGTAGTTTGCTACTTGAACCTTCTGTCCTTTGTATTCAGATACACCATAGCCCCAGATTTCACAAGTCTTTTGAGTAATGCCACGCTTTTTCAGTTCCATGTACTGTACGTCAAGGAACACACTGTCTGTTGTTTCAAACATGGCTACTGCCTCTTCCTTATTATCGGCTGGGGTTAGTGTTTCACAAGAGAAGCACCAGTGATTACCGTTGCTATATAGAGCATTGGCATCACTGCTGCCACAGTGAGGACAGGGTTCATGTCTTATGAACTCTGCATCCTCATTCCTCATCTACTACTGCTTCCTCTATAATTTCTATCATGCCCCTCAGTTCCTTCATAATAGCCCTGAGGACTTCAGCAGGGTACTTTTCCATGTCACCTACCATGTGGTAGGCCATTGTCTCGTAGTCCACAAAGTCGTGAACCTCTACCTCATCTACAAACACGGATGCACGTAGGCCTTGGGTAGTTAGTTCAACATTGAGGTCTACCTCAGACGTAATCTCTTCGGTAATATCAATCACACTCATTTATCCATTCCTCTGGTATGGTTGTTTCAGCCCAGACAAAACCGTTACGGTCTGCCCACTCTGCACAGGTCATCTTTGACCCATCCTTTCGCTTCTTAGCACCCTGAATAGTGGACTGAGAGTTTTGGAATACAAACCTGATGTCTAACTTGGGATGTTGTGCTTTAACAGCTTTCATCTTGCGCTGGGCATCCTGTCTAAAGTATCCCTTCAGTTCCACATACAATGTATCAGAGAGCCTGAGGTCAGGGATGTACTGACGTTCCACTGAGTATGAAATACTATCTGGTTCATACTCAAATGAAACGCCACGATTACTTAGGTCACCGATGACCCGTTCCTCAAAAGTCCCCTTCGGCATCGTCTACTACTTCATCCTTGAAGACATCACTGCTATCATCTTTGCGTACAGCAGTGGCTACAAAGCCATCCTCTTCTTCAAAGATAGATGAAGACGAATTACCATACTCAACAAGGTTGAGAATCTGCACAGCTTTCAAGCGTAGGGTTACACCCACCTGCTTGGTAGACTGCATCATATAGGGGATAGGCTCAACAGCTACTTTGATGAGTGAACCATTACCTACCAACTGAGAACCGTCCATTGGTGTACGCTTTGCGTCAACAACGGCTGGCCTCTGTTCGTACACTCGTCCATCACGAGACTTGATACGGGCTTTCATCTTGGTCTTAAACAGGATGCTTCCTGTAGGGTTACCAGCTTCGTCCGTGTCATTCTCAAACGGTGTACGTGTGGACAGGACAGTCTTGAGTTTTGGATTGTCCTTGACAACTTCAGCAAGTTTGGCTTGTGCCATGTTCTCAAGTTGTTCACACACTTCTTGTGCCTCTGTCTCTGGTACTACTACCTGCACAGAGTATTCACCCTCTGGTACATATCGTGTATCAGCTTCAAAGATTTTAGCCCAAAGTGCATTACCTTTTATTACGAGCATATATCATATCTCCTTATCGCTTCGTTGTATTAATGCTAGGTTGTAACTTTAGAAATCTACGCAAAGAAGTATGGTGATTCCAACACCTTACGTAAATCCAAGTTACCCTTGCTGGGTGGATGAGGAATATCCTCAGTTCCAAGTACGCTTATAGCATGTTGTCTTAGGTCTGTCAACACATCATGCTGTTCGTACATATTAACAAACTCCTCACGCAATACCTCACTCAGTCTAGGCATGGCACTACTATGTGTTCCGTAGCTGTCATGCACCATAGCAAAGTCCTGTATGCCAAGCGTGATGGCCTTGTTAATTGTCTTGGTCATCGCTGCTGCATCCAATGAGTGAATGAAGTTAGGCGAACTACCCAAGCCTGTGCGGTGACGATGTACACTGTTGTCCCTTTCCTTGGGGAACGACAGGGACACAACCTCACCAGATATATGTGTCTTGATGCGCTTCTGCTGCATCTCACTGTACTGCTGCAACACTACCCAGTTGGTTGGGGTTACCCATTCCATGTGTCTCTGGTGGTCAGCATAGATGTCTGCTACATCCTTGATGTAGTCCATCACCTTCCGTGCAGATTGAATAACACCTGCAATAGATTCCCACACATGCCCTGCAAGGTAAGAGGATACATCGAACAAGTCATCTCCAAATGGATTGGGTGTCCCCTCTTTTATCTTGTCTCGCATTGCCTCTTCAATGTAGGCACGGCAAGCGTGTCGTGTACCAGAGTAGGGTACAATCATAACAGGACGCTTCGCTAGTTTCCTGTCAATCCCAAAGGCCAGACACTTCCTTGCCATCTCACTATCGTCCTGCTTGATGCGTTCAATAGCTTCATCTGCTACCTGACTGTAGATGTCCTGTGGCAGTGTTGATGGTATGAGGTTGGTAGCTAGGCCACCCCTCTCGTCCCTGAGTATAGCTGACAGGTGCTGTAGTCCATTGCATGACCCGTCTGCTGACACAGGTAGTCGTGTCTCAAATCCCCAACCCTTTTTAACTAGGGCTGACATCTCAAAGCACCAGCCCAAGAATTGAAAGGGCTTGTCTGCTTCCAACCATAGCTGATTATCATATGGGTTGTCAACAATTCTGTGTGCCTCTTCTGCAAAGTCCCATGCCCACAGTTCTCTGTCGTTCAGACTAACCTTGTCATTACCATACAGGTTAGCACCATGAATACACAGCCAACGGGCATCGTCCCAACTATTTATCTGCATGGGATAGCCAAACTCTAGCAGAGCCTTACTCCAATCGGCAGACTGAGGAGAGAGAAACGTGCTGCTTGCGTACTTGCGTGACCGAAAGTCATTCTGCCACACGTAGTAGAATCTGTCGTACTTGCTGTACTGTTCAGCAATTTGTAGTGTACGTTCCACTTGGATACGCTTACTCACGCTGCGGTTGTTTTCGGAGTAGATATGGTTTCGCTTGCGTGACCACGTGCGGAACTCATCTCTCTCATCCTCAGTCATCTCTTCCTTATCCTTCGTAAAAGGATAGGGTGGTAGTGGTATGTCTTCCTTTGCAGGAAGCTTGCCCCATGCCTGACCGTTATCCCACAGATTGCGGATAATGTCAAGAACATTTTTATTTATTCGCCACTCCGTATCTTGTAGGGCGTTCAGACAGGAGTATTCTTCGTGTAAATCCTGTGTGCTTAACCTTTTCAGGTGTCGTTTCAAACTCATTTACGCCTCACAATCGGTAGTTCATCAATCTCATGCCCATGATACCCACCACCACGAACAGCAGTCCACTGCTTTGGTGGTATGATACATGGTAAATAACGTGGCCTTGATACTTCCATGTAACTATTGAAAGCTGCAATCCACTCAAGCGTACCCTCAGTAGGTATAACATAGGTTGCCCTACGCTTACGCTCAGTCTGCTGGGTGTCCAGCTTTACAATGGCTGTCGTGTTGATGATAATGTCCATCATCTTGAAGCCAATATGTACTCGCTCAGACTTGTCCCACTCAGTGTGTTTGTACCCGTCCTTGTTCATCTTGTGCGTCAGCCCGTAACGCCTCGCACCGTAGGCTTTCTTCATAGCCTCTTTGATTACGTTGTTAGCTACATTACCCTCACTGTCAATCCACCTGTCCAGCCTGTCCTGAATCTCAATGCTGCTACCAATACTTCTGGCTACGTACAGCAGTGTGTTCTTTCTGCTCAAGCTGTCAACCATAGTTACCAGTGACAGGTAAGCTAGTTGCTCTGTGTCCATCTCACGTACACGTTTCCATGCAATGTCTCTGGACTTGTTTGTTGGGTTGGCTACCCACTCTTTTATTCCCTCTGCTACAGCACTCACTAGCTGTGCTACGATGGCTCTGCCATGAGCCGTGTGGGATTCCCTACCTGTTTCTATTGACCTGTCTCTGGCTTTCCTGAAGCGTTGTATGCCACCTGTGAGCATGTCCGTTTCAAGTGCAAGCTGATGGTCAATTAGGTCTTGGTCTGTTTCTAAAGTTACATCCATGAGAAGACCCCCTGTAACATTAACTTAAACTATATAGGTGAAGAATACTCCAACACTTAGTACGACTACAGTTCCTAGCATGACTAACATCTGTAGTCCTAGTATGTTCTCGTACTCAGTATCTAAAAGCATTACACCTACCATTGCTGCTATACATAATATTCCTGCTGTTATCATTCCTGACCATAATTTTCTAGCATCCACTGCTGCTGTGCTGTTACTATTTCGTATGCCTGTGGTTCTTCAAGCCATGACTTTGTACACTCGTTACAATACCATTGTATCTTGTAGTCCACTGCATACAGTGCTTCTGCTTCCCCATCATCACAATGAGGACATGTCTTAAAGGCTATCGACATGTTCTTTCTCCTCTTTTACACGTAGCATTTTACCCTCTGTGTATCCCATCTTAAACTTAATGTGATACTGTGCTTGTAAGTTACTATCATACTCGTTCTTGTATGTCAACCTATGATATCCATTATGATACCCCATGACATACGCATCATCGTACCCGTTTCTTGATATTTTTTTCGACATTTTTTTTATCCTTCTTTCTATCATACTTCTTCTTGTCTGGCACTACCTGTGTTCTGCGTCTGTTCTGAAGCATCACACGTGCCACTGGATTTATCTTTCCCCACATTGAATAACTCCTCTGGGTAGACACTTTTCTGCATATCTACTCTAGCATACAGGCCAGAAATAAACAACAGGTAATCCTCTGGGTCTGGTATCAAATGATAATCATACTCAGCCATCAGGTAGTAGTCTTTTGATTTTCCCACTACCTCTACACCATTCTCTAGCTTAATTGTCATTGTCACTGTCCTTGTTCCACACCAGTTCTAACTCTGGCTGTAGTTCTACTTCTAGTACGTGCGTAAATATCTTGTAGTCTCCATCTACGGCATGTGCTAGTATCTGACTAAACTCTGCCACATCATCAAACGCTACAGGCTCTCCAACAATTACATACCCCTTAAAATCATCCACATAGTACATCAAAGCCACTTCATAGCTAGGCCTTTGCACCAGTGAAAGCATATAACCTTCTTCTGGTAGTGTCAGGGTTACCCTATTAAATTTTTCGTGATACTCCATGTTACATCCCCGTTGCCATTAGTAACCATCCAATCCATGCCACTGTTGCGGCACACATAACTACTGTGCTTATACACAATACTACTACGCTTGTCAAAAACAATTTCATCAGTCCATCCTC